ATGGTTAGGATCAGAGAAATGATGGCATTATTAGGAAGCTTACTTGGCTTCGGTAGTTCGTTCCTGCCGTCTGTTCTTGATTACTTCAAGGCAAACCAAGCGCAGAAGCATCGCATGGAAATGATGCAACTTGAGACAGAGCTTGCTCAAAGACGCTCTGAGATGAAGCTTGTTGAGCTAGACAAGAAGGCAGACATTGAAGAAACAAGGGGGCTGTATGCACATGATCGATCTATTGACGCTGGAGGCTTTGTCAACGCTCTCAGGGGTAGCGTTCGTCCTGTCATTACTTATGCCTTTTTCGGATTGTTCGTAGCCACGAAGGTTGTGATTATGGTTAAGGTTACGCAGGCTGGTGGTGATTGGATGCAGGCCGTTGATCTAATGTGGGATGGCGAAACCTCTGGCTTGTTCAGTGCGGTGTTGGCATTTTGGTTTGGTAATAGAGCCATCTCTAAGTACGCAGCCAAATGACAGATAAGGTAGTTTCTTTTCCCAAGCTGTCTGAGGGAGACCAACAGTGGCTTGAGTTAAAAAAGCAACAGGAACTTATTCGTCAACAGGCTAGACTCATAGCAAACAAAGGATGAATCATGGGATACAAGTTAGGAAAGCGAAGCCTGTCAAGGCTAGAAGGGGTCAACGACGATCTGGTAACTGTCGTGAAGTACGCCATCGGCGTTACGAAACAGGACTTCAGTGTGATCTGCGGTCTGCGAACGATAGAGGAGCAGAAGGCGTTAGTTGCAAAGGGGGCATCTCAAACCATGCGGTCAAAACACATTGACGGTAACGCGGTAGACTTGATGGCTTATTGTGATGGCGGAGGTCGTTGGGAGCTTAACCTATATGACGAGATTGCCGATGCTATGAAGGAGGCTGCAGAGGCAGTGGGGGTAAAACTTCGTTGGGGCGCGGCATGGACTATTGATGACCTTGGCGCTTACGAAGGCACAGCAGAACACGCTATGTGTTCGTACATTGATACACGAAGATCACAGGCGCGTAGGCCGTTCATAGATGCTCCGCATTTTGAATTAATGTTCTGATGTATGTCTTTGCTCTCTTGTTGTTCGTGGGTTATGGAGCATCAAGAGAGTTGGTTGTTGAAGACATGTACTTTTACCGTGTAGATCACTGTAATGCGATGGCTTCACTTCTGGTGAAAAGATACAGTTCTCACGGCATCGCGGCTAAAGATCGTGTTGTTGCGTATTGTGTGCCAAAGAAAATTGACACAGAGAAAAGTCCTGTGTACTAATACATATACTTTATCTAGGGAGCCGGACATGGCGATGAAGAAAAAAGGTAAGAAGGCTGGCGGCAAAGTAAGAATGAAGGTCGGTGGTCGCGCTAAACCCAAGGGTATGAGAGTCGGTGGTCGCGCTAAGATGAAGCCCAAAGGCATGAGAGTCGGTGGTCGCGCTAAACCCAAGGGTATGAAGGTTGGTGGTCGCACTAAAGTAAAAATGAAAAAGGGCGGTCGCGCTAAATAACATATGGCTTATTTACATTCTAACGTGCCTTATTTTAAGGCATGGGTAAGGCGTGAGTATACTCATAACCATGAGCAATACCACGGTGAATTTCTGCATGCGATGGTAATTGGTGTAACTTCGATGCCTAATAGGTGTCTTAGTTTTCAGGTTATCTTCACAGGTTGCGAGGCAGAAGACGAAGAAGAAGACACAGTACATGGCGGAGCAATGTGGGCAAGGATGCCCATCACTGCATTGGTGGCGGACATTCCTTTGGAAGAGTGGCCTGATCCCATGCAGACGTATGATGCTCAACCGTGGGATTGTTCTTCTCATCATCATGCCGTCTATGTAATAGACAGGGCCACTCCATGCCCTTGGATGGCGAAGATAGATGGTGAGATGTATCCAGCTAAATACTTGTTCACCGTAGACTATACGGAAAGTGAGATTGCGGATGACCCCGCCCAACACAAGCAGTCTCATGTCCTTCAGCTATTGGATGCTGGGGAGTGGACAGGAAACATAGTGGCGTTACCTAACAACAGAGTTCGGGTCACTCACCCTGCTTGGTTTGAGGTTGGAGAAGGAGCGCCAGACTTTAGGCCGTCTCAGCAAGTACACTATTCAAAGTCTGACCTTGATTACACTCTGGACGTAAACAAGATATTTAATAACCTGTATCAGGAAGATTGATGGACGGTGTTGCATTAGCTGCGTACTTGTATAAGGTGCTGCGAGAGCGTGAACAGGAACTCGCGGACGCTCTAGCGAATGATGTTGCCAAGGATTGGGAGCATTATAAATCTTTGGTGGGAGAGATACGGGGACTTTCCTATGCGCGGTCAGAGCTAAAAACCCTGCTGGAGAATAACGCAGAAGATGTCGAAGACCTTATTTCTTCCTGAACATCTCGCGCAAAAAATGAACAAAGGAAAGGCCGATGCTTCGGACCCTTCTGTTGTTGATGGCGCGTATGTTGACGCCAAGGACCGAGTGCTTGATCCGGACCTTTTAGATAAATCTCTTCTTGATAGGCTACCTCAACCCACGGGTTGGAGGCTTTTGGTGATGCCCTATCAAGGGGCCACCAAAACCACAGGAGGCTTACATATCCCTGATGAGGTTAGGGACCGAGAGGCTGTGGCTACTGTGGTTGCTTATGTTTTAAAACTTGGACCCTTAGCATATGATGATCCTTCAAAGTTTGGAACGCAGGCGGACCCTTGGTGCAAAGAGGGTGATTGGGTTTGTATAGGCCGATACTCCGGCTCTAGGTTTAAGATAGACGGCGGTGAAGTTCGCATCATTAACGATGACGAGGTTATAGCCACTATTTTAGAACCTGATGATATTAAGCATATATAGGAGGCAACAATGGCAGAGGAACAGGCTGTTATCGAAGAAGAATCTGTAGAGGTAGAGATTGATGTTCCGGAGACAGAACCGGAACAGGCAGAACTTCCTTTAGAGGCGGAGCCGTCAAAGCAAGAAGACGGTGAGGAGCTTGAGAACTACAGCGCAAACGTTCAGAAGCGCATCTCCAAGCTTACGGAGAAGTATCGAAACGAGGAGCGCGTTAGTCAAGAAGCTACTCGCGTTGCTCAAGAGCTTATGAATGAGAACAAGAAGCTCAAGGACCGCATGCAGAATCTGGACAAAGGATACTTGTCTGAGTATGGCGGTAGAGTTGAAGCTCAGATGGACGCAGCTAAACGAGTGTTCAAAGAGGCTCATGAAACGGGTGACGCGGATAAGATGGTCGAGGCTCAAGAGGCCATGTCCAAGATTGCCATTGAGCAAGAGCGTTTGCGTATAGCTAAAGAGCGTTCTGATAAGACAGAAGTTGCTCAGGAAGAAAACACAACGCCTGCTCCTGCTCCTCAACAGGAGAAGCCTGCGGCAAAGCCGGACCCAAAAGCACAGTCTTGGGCTGAGAAGAACACTTGGTTTGGCGCTGATGAGGTTATGACCTATGCCGCTTTTGGAATACATCAAAAGATGGTAGAGCAAGAAGGGTTTGACCCGACTAGCGATGACTACTATAGTGAAGTTGATCGCCGTATGCGTGTGGAGTTTCCGCACAAGTTTCAAACGGCGAACAAAACGGGAGGAGCACAGGTCGCATCCGCTGGCGCATCCGCATCCCGCAGCACTGCAAAACAGGGGCGCAAATCGGTTAAGCTATCACCGTCACAAATATCGATGGCGAAACGTTTAAACGTGCCGCTTGAAGAATACGCTAAGTATGTGAAGGATTAAAAGCATGGCTAATCGAAAACCTCGTGAGAGCGAGACCCGTGAAACAAGTTCACGCAGAAAACCTTGGGCACCGCCCAGCCACCTAGAAGCACCTGATGCCCCTCCGGGGTATGTGCATCGTTGGATACGAGTCGCAATGCGCGGCGAAGAGGATAAGATGAACGTCCATGCCAAGCTACGCGAGGGATGGGAACCTGTTCGTTCCGACGAATATCCAAACTATGAGGCTCCTGTTATTGATGACGGGAAGTATGAAGGAGTAATTGGACAAGGCGGACTAATGCTTTGTCGTATACCTGCCGAGACTATCGACGAACGATCCGCGTACTACGGGAACCGGACCCGCGAACAGATGGTAGCTGTCGATCAGGATTTAATGAAGGAGCAACATCCTTCAATGCCGATATCTAATAGTCGGCAAAGTCGTGTATCGTTCGGAGGCTCACGCAGAGACTCCGACTAACTTAGAGGATTGCTATTATGGCAAATTCAAATGGAGCATTCGGGCTACGTCCGTATGGCATTCTAGGGTCCGCTGCTAACACCACTGGTACAACCGAGTATCGGATAGCTTCGGACAATAGTAACCCGATCTTTCAAGGCATGGCGGTTATCCCGCTTGCTGGAGGGGTCATTGACGATCTGCAAGCTGCGGCTGGCGGTAACGTCTCAATCGCTGGCGTCTTTAATGGATGTGAGTATGTTTCTTCGACTACGGGTGAAACGATCTTTTCGAACACTTGGCCCGGATCAGGAGCAGATTCAAACTTCCCTGTAAAGGCGTTCTTGTACGACAACCCAGCACAACTGTTTACCATTGCAACGTCTAATGTTGTGGCGGCGGCAAACACTGAGGCTGAAGTTCGTGCGGCGGTCTTTGCAAACATTGCGTTTGCGACAGGCAACAGCGGTTCAACCACCACTGGTATTTCTTCAGCGACCGCTGATTTGAATACCATCGCCACCACCAACACATTGGCGTTGCGTATTATGGGCATCATGGATGACCCAGATAACAGCGACTTTACTGCGGCTGGTATCCCGTTAATCGTTCGTATTAACAACCACTTCAATGCGCCTACGGGTTCTATTGCGGCTGGTACTGTTTCCACGACAGGCGTATAAGGAGTTTAGAAAATGGCTATTTCTCGCGCACAACTAGCGAAAGAGCTAGAACCCGGACTAAACGCTCTGTTTGGAATGGAGTACGACCGCTACGAAAACCAACACGCGGAAATCTACACAACGGAATCATCGGACAGAGCGTTCGAGGAGGAAGTTATGTTGAGTGGATTTGGCGCTGCGCCTACTAAGGCGGAGGGTTCTAACGTATCGTTTGACGATGCTAACGAAGCATACACTGCTCGTTACAACCACGAAACTATCGCACTTGCGTTCTCTATCACAGAGGAAGCAATCGAAGACAATCTCTATGATCGTCTTGGTTCGCGGTATACTCGTGCGTTGGCTCGTTCAATGGCACACACCAAGCAAGTTAAGGCCGCTGCGGTTCTTAACAATGCATTTACCGCTGGCGCTAGTGCTGGTGGTGATGGGGTTGCTTTGTGCGATGCATCTCACCCTCTGACGAATGGTGGCACATTTGCTAACGAGCCTTCAACAGCCGCTGATTTGAATGAGACATCTCTTGAAGATGCCTTGATTAACATCGCTGGTTTTGTTGATGAGCGTGGACTGAAGGTTGCTCTTCGAGGTTTGAAGCTTCTTATCCCACGTCAACTGCAGTTCGTTGCAGAGCGTCTGATGGTGTCTAACCTTCGCGTTGGCACTGCGGATAATGATACGAACGCTATCCGTTCGATGGGTATGTTGCCTAACGGTTTCGCCGTTAATGACTTCCTAACGGACCCAGATGCGTTCTTCATCATGACTGACGCTCCTCGTGGTATGATTCACTTTGAACGCACCGCTCTTTCGACCAACATGGAAGCAGACTTCGACACAGGTAACATGCGCTTTAAGGCGCGTGAGCGTTACAGCTTTGGGTTCTCAGACCCACGTTGTATTTTCGGTTCCCCCGGAGCGTAATCTGTGTTACAATAACCGCAAGGATTTTCCCTCCCTGCTCAACTGGGGCGGTCTTCGGATCGCCCTTTCTTTTTGTTTAAACCTGTTGTATTGTGTCAGTATCCCTGACAGCCGCACAATGTGGCTGACACTAGCCAAGACAGGAGATCATAATGGCTAATACAACTTTTTCGGGTCCGGTTCGTTCCGAAGGCGGATTTCAAGTCGTTTCCAAGAACACTACTACGGGCGCAATCACCACTGTTGCAAACACTGCTTCCACAGGAATTGTTACTAATAAGTTTGTGAAGCATGTTGGTTTTGCTACGGGAGTTACCGTCAACACTACCGCAGGCGACAGCCCCGCGATTGGTGAGTTCACACAACCTGCTAACACAATCATCACGGACATTAAGATTTTTTGTGATGTGTCCCCTGTGATTGGCACGGGTGATATTGGTTATGAAGTTGGAACATCTAGCTCTGGCGCACAGATCGTTGCGGCTCAGACAGATGAAATTTTAGATGGCGGTACAACTGTTGTTGAGCATAACGTGACCGTAACTGCGTTGGTTTTGCAAACTCAGGACGGCACTACTGCTCCGGCTTCTGTTCAGTATACTTCTGCAGAACGTACAATCTTCTGTAATATCACCAATACGGTTGACGCTACCACTGCGGGTTCGTTTACGTTCATCATTGAGTATGTGCAAATCGCATAAATAGGAGCGTGATATGGCAGATGCTGTAGCTACACAGACGCTTTTCGACGGAGCTAAAAGGGTTGTTCAAAAGTTTACGAACATCTCAGATGGTTCCGGAGAATCGGCAGTTAAGAAGGTTGATGTTTCTGCACTGACTACGGGTTTGGATGGCGCTGCTTGCACTGGCGTTGTGATAGAACGAATCTGGTGGCAGTGCATCGGCATGAAAGTTCAAATTCTTTGGGATGCAACAACCGATGTTCTATGTATTGAACTAGGCGAAAACCAAAGCGGCAATCATGAATACAGTGTATTTGGTGGTTTGACTAACAACTCCGGCTCTGGAAAAACCGGAGATATTATGTTCACAACAGTTGGTCACACAAGTGCAGACACATATACAATCATACTTGATATGAGAAAAGAGTATGGCTAGTCGCTCGGATAAAATGCCGAAGCGCAATAAAAAGAATTTCCGTCCCACAAAGTCTGGGGCGGGAATGACCAAGGCTGGAGTTGCGGCGTACCGCAAAAAGAACCCGGGGTCTAAGCTAAAGACTGCGGTGACGGGCAAGGTTAAGAAGGGCAGCAAGGACGCCAAGCGGCGTAAGTCATTCTGCGCTCGTTCGGCAGGGCAGATGAAGAAGTTTCCAAAGGCGGCTAAGGACCCTAACAGCCGTTTGCGTCAAGCACGAAAAAGGTGGAAATGTTAAATGGCAATGTCTCGGTCACAGATGGAACAACAGGTTTCCAAGTCTCCTAATAAAGAACCAAGGGGTCTCACCTATTATAAAAACGGTGGTAGAGCTTCTCCTAAATCCAAGGGCAGCAAGATTTGCCCCGCTGGAAAGGCTTGGGCGAAGAGGACTTTTGACACGTATCCTTCAGCGTATGCGAACATGGCTGCATCGAAATATTGCAAAGACCCTAACTACGCAAAAGGTGCGAAGGGCAAGAAGAAGAAGAAAGCGTAATGGGTGCGTTAAAGAAATGGCGTGACCAAAACTGGGTTAGGATTGGGACCGATGGTAAAATCAAGGGTAAGTGCGGTACTTCAAAGGACAAGAAGAACCCTGACCGATGCCTTCCAGCGGCTAAAGCACGTTCTCTTTCTAAAAAGGATAGAGCTGCGACTGCAAAGAAAAAGAAAAAAGCTGGAGCAAAAGGAAAAACCGTTGTCAGTAACACTAAGAAAGCCAAAGTCAGAGGCTACTTCGAAGGTGGAACAATCAACTACACCGAAGCCAAAAGGCCGTACCAAGGGAAAGTCCAAGAAGGCGAAGCGGTCGCGAAAGGCTGCGGGGCAATAAGGGCCGACAGGCGCAAGACTACCAAAGGCGCGGTGCGTCAGTTTTAAGGAGAAAGACAATGGATAAATCTCTTCGGCCTGTGCTTCGGCCTTCTTCCGTAGAAGAAAAAAGAAAGGCTATGAAAAAATCTGAGGCTATGAATAAGCGTTTAAATGCTTCTGGAGCCACTGCGTTAAAGGGTTCTCTTAGGGGTTCTCAGTTATCGGCAGAAAAAATGTCGGAAGACCCAGCAAGGGGCGGCACCGACCCAGAGCGGAAAAAAGGTAAGTCAGCCCTTAAAGCATTAAGTTTTCAAAACGGTGGAGATGTTGAAGCACCCAATGCAGGAATTAAGGCGTTGCGGAAACAAGCGGACGGCGGAAACAAAAATGCCGAGAAAGCTTTGCAAAACATAGGCTATAAAAACGGCGGCTGTGTTATGACTAAAACCAATCAA